AATGCCCTTAATGCGGGCGTAAACATGGTTACAGGGCATACACACAATTTGGCAGTGCAACCCCTTACCGACTATAATGGAACACGCTATGGCGTCCAAACAGGCACTCTAGCAGACCCTTATGCAGAACAGTTCCTGCATTACACAGAAGATGGACCAAAAGACTGGCGTTCAGGATTTGCGCTATTATCTTGGGAAAAGGGTAAGTTATTAATGCCTGAGCTAATTCAGGTATTTGATGATGAGCATATTGAATTTAGAGGTTGTTTAACTAAGGTATGAAATTAACTCCATCCATTCTGCGTAACTTATATAGCGCCATTTACTGCATGAAGCCTTTTGATAGGTGGGCTATGCCATTGCCAGAGCAGATTAAGTTTTTGGTGGATGATGACCCAGAGACTATGGGTACCTATTTATATGACGATGGGGAGCAGTTTGAACACGTTATTACCATTTCCCAAAAGAAATGCGGGCATTTATCTACTGTAATCAGAGTGTTATGCCATGAATGCGTCCATATGAGTCGTTGGAAGACTAATAAATGGAGCCATCACGATGCTGAATTTAGGCGTCGTACTAAAGTTATCTCTGACGAGCTTGGATTTGACCCGTTAGAGTTGTAGAATATCTACAGGGGGATAGCGATTGTACTCCTCTGCAATCCAGTCCTTCGGACGTCCCCCTACTTTACTTCCAAATGGTTATTGTTAAACAACCATCCAATTGTAGCACGGTGGGCTTCTTCGAACATTTCCACCCTCTCGGCTTTCGATAACCTAGTTCCTTGGTCCAATTTTTGATGGCAGGTAAAACAAAGGCTTGCCGTTCTGAAATCATCTGCTTTAATTCCTCTGCCTTTACCGTCTCGAAGCTGATTGGAATGTGCAGCCACAACTGTGCCGTCTTCTCTACCACACGCTTGGCATGGTGATTGTCTAAGTATTTCAAGGAGTTTTTTATTTCTGTAAGCCACTGCGTATCATCTTATTAATATAGATACCGCAGATGTCCATAGCTGATGGCTCTACTAATGACTGTTGTGGATTATGAAAAAAATGATAGCTTCCGTCAGGTAAGACTTCATACTGTGGAGCGTCCCATCCTGCCACCCGTAAAGCTAAAATAATATCGTCTAAAGATTCCATCACTTTTTCCGTGTCATATTGTTGGCTTTTGCCAAAAAATTAATTGCTTTATCAAACTGTTCTTGTAAATTTTTAATTTCATTTGCTTGATTACGTAGCATTTTTGCATGTTCTGCAAATACATTTTCTTTTTTCTGAGCAGACAACGGGCTATCAGCCCATCCTTCTAAATCATCTGCCAATTCATACGCATTCATTCTTGTGCCTTTCTTAGTATTTCTCTAGCAAATACAGGGATGTCATCACTTAAATGCTTTTGCCATAACTTCCATATTTCCTCATCTGTTAGTGTCTTTGCTGGATTAAGACCTTTAGCAAGGCAATCGTTAAATCCCCTGTTATAAAAATACAACTGGTCATTGTTCATTTCTCTTGTGCCTTTTTTAATCCATACTTTTGCGGATTTTCAAAACAATCAACAATGTCTTTCATTTCCCAGTCTGATGCGTTACCAATCCATTGTTTGCCATCATGCCTAAATCTTATTGTGCAGAGTAGTACGTTGTTAAAGTGAATAGGTAAATCAATAGTTGGTGGTTCTTCAATTTGAGGATTAAAAACCGTTAATGCTTTTTTAGCTAATTCATTAGGTGTCATTTCTCTTGTGCCTCAATAGTAACAATTTCCGTTGTGCAATATTGCGAACCAAACTCACCTATGCAATCCCAACAAACATCATATTTTTTGCCACCTACAATAGATATGGCAAAGCGTTTAACAACCCCATGTTTTGAACAAGTGGTTATGGTTGCTGTCATGGGCTTTTGAGGTTTTTTATTAAACAATTTACTAAACAAATTCATTTATCTTGTGCCTTTCTTAGTTGCTCATCTATGTATCTATCCAGCTCATCTTCGCTTGGAATACCTTCAGCCAAATAGGTTTCACGACCTTCTGCAAACTCTTTTCTAAGCCAGCGATAACGATTAGCGCAAGCAATCATGTCATCTAATATCATTTCTCTTGTGCCTTTTCAATCCAACTATCAACAATATCAAGTGATTGTTTGGTTAAATACAATTTGTCTTTCAATGACTCTATTTCAGCTTGTTGCTGGCGTAGCATTGCGGCGGCACTACCTACAGGCGATGCTCGCCACTCTTCAATAGTGCAATCATAAGAAATGCTATCTAATTCATCAGCTAGTTCATTTGCGTTCATTTTATAGTCCCGTTCAATTCAATGATGCGATAAAGTCTTTCTATTTCATGTTTTAATGTTTCTACATTTTCTGGCACATTTAAAACTTCTGAAATTCCAGCTGCACCACCACATTTAGGGCAACACAGCTTCAACGCCTCTATTTCAGCTTGTTGCTGGCGAAGCATGGTGGCTGCTTCTTTACTTACTGGGCATGGGTATTCTTTTCCATAGCAATAATCTAGTTCATCAGCTAGTTCATTTGCGTTCATTCATCACTCCTTATAGGCCATTCTGAATACATAATCGGCTGCCCTACAATATGCTCTTTACCTGTTACTGCAGCAATAAATTCATTAGGCTTGACTTTGGCGTAGTTTCCATTGATTACTTTTTCGTAGTCACCAAACTTATTCTCAAACTGGGCAATCATCATATCTGTCGCAGCAATAGAATTATCTTGTGCCCTCACTTGCCGTTTCAACGCCTCGATTTCAACTTGTTGCTGGCGTACAAAGTCTGCAGCTTTCTTTTTGTTGTAATTGATGTCATTGAATCTACTGTTTTCCATGTCATCAGCTAGTTCATTTGCTGTCATCTTGGTTTACTTCCTGTTACTTCCTGTATACGCTCTGCGGCAGTCTCAATAATCTTCATTTTTGCAGTGCAATATGCCGGACTAGGATTTGGAAATGTATATAGCTGGTCTACGATTTGATACAAATTATTGATTAATTTTACTTCTTGGTCGTTATCCGGCAGATATTGACTGTAGTTTTTTAACAACAGTGTGTTGATATACATCTGGGACACCTCTGGTTTAGTGCAACCGCTTATCTGCGCCGTGGTACGGATTTGATTAACGTAAGCATATTCATTGGCATCATATTTACCAATGATTAAGGCGCATCCTGTTACTAGACAAAGTGGCAAAGTGTATAGTAACTTCATTAGTAAGCTGCCTGTGCTAAAGCTGCAATATCCAATAAGATTTCACGGGCTTCTTGAGCCTGCTCAAAAGAATCTGCGTCCTTGATAATTGTTCCAGCAATGTTCAAATCGCTTACCAATTCTTTAAATTCAGCAGCGGATAATTTACCAGCGTTATATTGGGTCTTTAATTCTTGGGCTTGTTTTAATAAATCATTTGGGTTCACGTTTTCTCCTTACTCGTTTAGCAACTGCAGCAATACCATCATCTTCCGACTCTTTATCTAATTCATCTATTAACGCATCACCACATGATACGGACAGCTTTGCCATGTACTCCATAGAAAATTCATTAGGAGCGCCCTGAAGCAAACCATTCATAGCAAAACAGCTCGCTAAAAACCTCATGTACTTCTTGTCGTTTTCCACTCTTTGTATCCCGTATAAATGTCTTTTAGGGTTTCCTGCGCCTCTTTGTTTACTTTTAATTCAGACCTAGAGCTAATGTTTAAATAACTAGTCATCCAATCTACACAAGCCGTTTCATTTTTTTCAAATAAAGAACCGTCTTCATGCAGCCACTCCCAAAAGTCTTTGTCTCTACATAGCATACCAGCTAATTTCACCATCTGTGCGCCCGCATATTCTCTACGGTCTAATGGCTCTTCTTGGTCATTGAGACGCACCATAACAACCATATAGCGCGCCCCTACAAAGTCTTTTAGTAGCTCATCAGGTATCTCATCCGGATGGATAGCCAACGTCATGGCATACCCATCCTTAGTCTGCTTTAAGGCTACTTTCTTGCCCTCAAATTGACTCGTTTCCATCATCCTCCCATTTGTAAATACCTAGTTTAGCTTCAAGATAATGAATGATTAACATTAAATCTTTAATCGCCGTTTCTTTTTCATTATTATCCGCTATCTGGTCTTTTAGAGCTTGTTGAAGGTTCTTAGAAAGAGCCTCCCAATCTGTCTTACTCATCCCATGGGTCCTTGGAGCTAGTAGTCTGTGCCTCAGGCTTCCAAGTATTGAGCTTAATCTTTAGAACATTGCGCTCTCCGTTCTTCGTATTAACCTTAGACTTCCAGCCATCTAACTTAATTTCTACTTCGCCGTTCTTAGATTCAGACATCAAATGCTCCAATACTTCACGTTCAAAAATGACTGAACCATTAAAGTCTGGTGCTTTTTCGTATTTTTTCTCGACGTTGTGCCACATTGTTCCTTGATTTGGATATTCCATTTTTACTTCCCTTTCGTTAAAGATTCTTTGGTTTTGCTAAATGAGACCATCATTTCTGAATAGAATTTCTCATCCATTGCTTTGGCTTTATCAAATACCACTCGGTTATTCTTAAAGATATTGGCTACATCATCTGGATGGACGGCTACTGTTAATAATGTGTCTACGCCCGCTTTAAGGGACTCTAGCCAGCCTTTGGCGTCATTGGTATCCATTACTGTCAACTGCCACTCTCCGGGCTTTCCTGCGGTCTTTGTGGGGGCAGGAGTAACCTTTGCCGTCATAACTGCTTTTTCGGGCGCTTTAGTATTGGGTACTTGTGGTATCTGTTTAGTAACTGGTGGAACCTCACCGGTCAATGGTTCTAAAGCGTCATGTTCTACAATCTCAAACGCATTTACCCATAAATAGCGACGCAGATATGTTTGTACTGCGCCCAAGTTCTGAACGTCATGGCAACCTTTTAAGGCTGCAGATGACATAGGTGAAGTAAAGGTAACGAATCCATCCCCTTCAGTCTCATGGATAACTAAATATGCATCAGACTGAGTAAACGATACCATTCCGCATAAACCTACATTGTGACAAATATCTTGAATCGTAGGCAAAAAGTCACCTAATTCAAAATAGTAGTAATTAGCAAACTTATTATGTCCTGACTTCTTTAATTTGGTGTTTTGCAATTGAATGCGAGCATCCTGAATTTTTTTATAAATAGTCATTTATCATGTTCCTCTCTTAACTTATTTATTGTTTCTACTTCAATCAACTTTTCTGCGTAGTGGATAACTTTCCTTAAATCATCAATGCCGCCCTTTTGTCTCCAACGAGTAGTGTACTTGATAATATTTCCTTCCAAATATCCAAGGTTATTAGCAATTATAAAATCCCACGGCTGAATTTTATTGGAAGCGTAATGATTGCCGCCTATTTGATGTTCATTGGCTTTCATGTCATCCTCTTGTGTTCAGTAAAACCATAATGATTATTATAAATCCTATCGTAACTTTGTAGGCAACGTCTATCCAAAACTGAAGTCGTAACTTGTCAGGGTCACCAATTAACCATTTCTGAATCTCCAACATATCGGAGTCATACTCTACATACTTTGGCTTTTGATAGTAGATACCCATCTTAATCTTGCCGTTGTCGTATGGTGTGATGCCCGCAGGAATAAAATCTGCCTTAGTCACTTTCTTTCTCCTCTTTACCATTTATTTACGGCGCTCAAGAATTGGTAAATTAGCTTCGGTTGGAATGTAAATTACTTGATTTTGCGTATGCTCAAGATTGTTCACAAACAGATAACGCAAATAATCTTCATTGTTTTTTAAACTATCACCAATGATTTGATTAGCCCTTGCCACGCCCTTGGCACGTTCAACTTCTGCATTAGCCAACATAGTTGCTGCGTCCATTTTTGCTTGCGCCTCTTGAACCATCACTTGTTTACTAAAGTTTGCCTTGGCTAATTCAGCCTCGCCTTCCATTTTTTGATGATAGACGTTGTATACAGGCATTCCAGCCATACACCCGCCAACAGAAAGCACTGCTACACAAGCTACTGTTAACCCAAGTTTAATAAATGTACGAGTTCCATCATCGGATTCACCACTTCTATTTTCAAACATTATTTTTCTCCTCTAAATACTGTTGATACTGACTACAGAACTTGGATACCTGACAAAAGCTAGAACACTTAGTCCTATCCCCTTCCCTGACTTCTAAAGCATATCCTTTTCCCGCTTTCAGTAACGCTTCCTCTGCTTCCTCTAGACTATCATGCACTGACTTTGCACGTACTGCGCCGTCTTTTTTAACCGCATACACCGTAGGCTTTTCCCATGTTTCTGCTGGTGTACAAAACGGCAACTCCTCTCCTACATCCATTGCAAACAATCCTTCTGAATGCAAATGAATTCTGTTACGAATGAAGTCCTCTCGAAGCTCCATTGACCATAGATTAACATCAATAACCACTACTGGGGATTGGGGATAACCCTGACGTGTTTTGGCGTCTCTGCGATTCCAGTCACGAATGATAGCAACGATAGCTAACTTTTTAACGGACGTCTTTTTAACAGTCTCTACCAACCATGCATAGATATTGAGTTGTTGCTCCCACTCAATCTTCTCATTCATAACAGACCATACGCCTACGTTCTTGTAGTCGTTAATCTCTATGCCATCATCATGTACAATTTGTAAGTCAATAGCACCAGAAAGATGCCAGCCATCCAGTTCAGCGTGAAGTCTTTGCTCAACAATATGGTTTTCATCTTTACCTTGTTCGAGTACTCCATGAATTGCCGTCCCATAAATAGACCAAATTAAATCAGATACATCTTCCACGATATCGTC